TCTGCTGTTGCTGTTAGCCCTTGTGTAATGATCTGCAAACCGCCCGAGTCAGCATGAATGCTATCAACATTGAATTTCTTTAGATTAGCACCAAAGCCGGGCTCCGTGAACGCGTTGTAAAGAAGACCGAACTTATGGTTTGTCTCCTTTGCTACTCGTCCAAAGATATCATCTGCCAAGGAAACGATGTTTGGTCTGTCCATGGCAGCATGGACTCTTGTATAAGAAGTGCCGCTTAGAATATATTCTAGTCGTTTCATCAAAAATTCCTTTTTATAAATATAAGGTATTTTACTTATAAAATACTAAAAAGTAAACAAATATCGCATCTAAATTTAGATTACACCAAATCCTGGAGAGATAACGGTTTTAGTTATATCTAGTATACCCCCTTACCACCCGAAGATTGTTGTAGCTTAACATTATCAAAGAATTCTTTCTTTGTACTAGGATCAGTCTTAAAAGAACCACGTAATATGGTTGTTTGCGTTAAAGAGCTAGTTGCCATTATACCTCTATTAGTGCAACAACCATGTTCAGCACCTATATGAACTGCAACATCCTTTGCTCCGGTTGCTATTTGAATTTCCTTTGCAATGTCATTGGCTAGTTCTTCTTGTAGTGTTCCTCTACGGGCACACCACTGAGCAATGCGAGTGTACTTAGAAAGCCCAATAAGTTTCTCGGCAGCGATAATCCCAATATAAGCGACACCGTTGACAGGCTGATGATGGTGAGAACACATGCTACGAAGCTCGCTTCTAACCACCAACATACCTTCGTAACGATCTTCTGAATCATTTGGGAAAGCGGTTGCATCTGGTCGTTCATCATACCTACCTGCCATAATTTCGTTGAAATACATCTTGGCAAGTCTACGTGCTGTACCTTTACTGTTAGGATCATTTTCACGATCAATCAACAAACGATCCAGAACAAGCTCAAATGCCTCTGATGCCTCATTGATTAGATGTTCTTTGTCAGAGTCAGCAACGTATTCGCTAATGTTGTCACCAGCCCAGAAACGCTTACCATCTTGTTTCATCCTAGAGCGAATAGCATCCGCCAAATATTTTTCTGCCATTTCAAATTCCTTATTCAGCAAAAAGATCTTCGCCCCACTCACGATGACCTTCTCGGTATGCCATGTTAGATTGTGTCTCTCGAACCTCTACACGGAAGCACCAAAGACGCTCTGCTTCGCTCACACCCCAATAGTCGGGAATGAACACACCGTTGACAAATTTGTAGAGTTGATCTGCAAGTCCCTCGCAACCCAGCTTGGGTAGGATGGTTAGCTTTGCCAACTTTCTTGTTTGAAGCTCTTTATATAGCTCTAGTTCAGGATCATCTTGTGCCACTAGCAAAGTATGGTCGAATTGATCCTGTAGAATCTCTTTCAGTTCTTTCAAGCCGCCATAGTCGGCAACCCAATTACGAACATCAAGATTATTTGTTCCAAAGAAAAACTTCATGGAAAAACTGTATCCATGAATCATGTTGCAATGGGAGTCAGCTCGCCATTGCCTATAGGCACAGGGAAATGCGTCAATGTATTCCTTTGTGCTTACGTATTTGTAGTTCATACTAGTTCCTCTACTACGCCAAGAATCTCTGCCGCGATTAGCAGCAATCCTGCCATTATAAACGAACCATAAATTAGAAACAAGAAGGCAAGAATTCTAACTGCACTCTTGATCATTGATACATTGAAATGGTTCTTGCTTGGATCTTTTGGTTGAATTTCAATCATCATTCCCTCCACTCATAAATGCTATCTGATTGTGTCTTGAACTTTACATAAAGCCGGTCTCGTTGGCATGTTTCGTCATACATCATCTTTTCTTCTAGAATTTCTTTTATGTAAGACGTTTGCCACCAGTCTTGTCTAGCAAAAGACCGTCCCCCAATTGAACCCACTCGCATACAAACACCAACACGGGGCTTTACATCGTGTTCGTATTTTACCTCGCCGTTTTCTTCCCACACAGCGAGACTCATGGAACCCGAGTCACCCTTCCACTTGTTGTTTACATCATACATCCAAGGCATAATTTTCTCCTTATGTTCCCCATGCGTTCTTAAAGAGCGGAATTTGAAGTCTATCACTGTAGCGTAGACCATTTTGCATTGCCAGTTCAGCAACTTTGCGATTGTTCAGCGCATAGACAGATTCAACGCCACCAACAGGCATAAGGTAAGCAGGACCCCTAAAACCATGATATCGATAAACGTCAATGGTTTCGAGAGCTTCACCCACATCTTCATCAGTCGCAACGACAAATTTGAGATAAGTGTAACCAACAGATTCATAACCAACAACTACCTCGGGTTTGATTGCATCAGTTCGTGTCTCACCACTGCAACTCAACTTGGCACTAACGCTAAAGGTCACAGCATTGTAACCCCTATGCTCGATACCCCAATCAACTAGGTAATCCCTAAACTTGGGTTCCAAGGGTTGTGTGCCGTTAGTCTCAAAGGTAAGTTCCTTTAGATAGCGCATCTTGGGATGATCAAGAAGATCCGGATAACTACGCTGCCAACCCAACAAGGGCTCGCCTCCGGTGATTACCAGGTGTTCATCTCGCCACTCTTTGTACGGGAGCATGTTAGCGATACTTTCCGCAATGCTATCCGTCGTAAGAACTGGTGAAAGGTCCTTGAACCTAGGATCCCAGCTAGCATAAGAATCGCAACCGGTACTAACAAGAGGTAGATCTCGATATTGCTTATACTTTTCAATGCTACTTGCAACAAGGTGTCGCTCATTCGATTTTTCTCCTCGAGCCATTCCAAACGAATCACAAGTAAAATTACAGCCAAATGTTCTTAAGAAGATGCTTGGGACACCCATAAAACGCCCTTCTCCCTGGATGCTGTAGAATAATTCTGATACTTTCAACTTTGCCATACTAATCCTTTAATAGTGATCATGAGTAGTATATATCATTCGTAATTTGTTGTCAACGGCGCATGGAAGCTAGACTTACGGCTTCTTCATCAGTAAACACCGGCACCGCATTAGACTTGTGTAGTGTGCCAATGCCCTTCATCTTTGTTCCAGTATATTGCATAGCGGGCTTGCTAGAAACGGGTCCAGTAATCCACTCACCAAGACTCTTGGGCTTCTCCACTACACGATGTTGCGATGTGGGTGCCGCGACTGTAACTTTCCTTGCCACGATCTTCTTGGGTTTGTGGGAGTCAAGAATCTTTTGCCATTCTTGTGCAAGTTGATCGGCACGACGCTTTGCCTCGGCAGATGCAAACTTCTTCTTGCCTTTCTTTTTGCCCTGCATAGACAACCAGGGACCTTCAAGATGCATCGTCATGGAGTTCAACGCCTATTCTACTTCAAATTTAATCGTACCGTCAACCACGCTGATACGAACTACCTTGCGCCCCTCGATTAGATAACCCGGGGAAATGAACGGACCACCGCTGGGATCTACAAACCCCAGATTTTGATAGTTGATAAATTGATCACCTTCCTGTCCACCATAGCGCCAGTATTCAAGAGCACCCCTGATGGTGTAGTTGTTTGCGTCTAGTTGTTCAAAACGATATTCAACGCCATTACGATTGCGCATTCTATTCTCCGTAATATCCAAGAACAAATTCCATTGCTTCAATGTACTTTTGGTTCATAACAACATCATCTGGATGCAGCCATTCGCCATTCTTGTGATCCTCAAGTTCCTTTTGAAGATATTCTATTGCATCTTTCAAAGATAGAACCACAATTCTGTCCGCTGTCTCGATGTCCAAATAAAATTTACGTTCCATTATTCAACTCCTGTTATTGTCTGCACTTACAGTATACACTAACCGGGAATAAATTTCAATTCTGGTCAACACCAAAATGATATTTCACTCTTTCGACACAATGGTCCCGCATAGATTTTAGAATCTGATCACGGTAATCTCCATAACCAAGTGGTGTATCATCAATAATCTTGACACATTCTCGAATCAATAACTCACCAAACTCTCGCCATTCAAAGTCTCCGATGTACTCGCGATCAGAGCCGTGTTCTTTCTTGAGTCCGGCTTTTTTAGCTAGTTCTAGGATTCGTTCGTTCATAATCACCAGTTTTCTGTATCCGCGATTACAAACTGAATTGTAGCAATGCGACTATGGATTTCCGCTATATACTCCATTGTTGTGGTGTATCCGATGCCACTATCATTGTCTTGAATCAAAAGAAATGCTTTTTCTCCAAGTCCATTCTCTTTAACGATCTCAAGAATCTTCTCAAGATCCGTTTTTGTTATGTAGAGTTTTTGTTTCATTTCATGCTCTTATTTACAATGGTCATGATTTTTTCCAAAAAGTCTGGATTGCGTTCAACAATCTCATCAATGACACTATCTAGTTCCGCTAGACTTCTTTTGTCTTTTGATGGATTTCTAAGATGATGCATCAACTCTTCTGGCGTGAGTTTTGGAAAGTCAATTGGGTTGCCTGTGTTTGTATAGTGTATCATTCAGTTCCTTGGATCAATGCCGCCATCCGACACAACATCAGTATAACTCGCATTACCCCGACTTGTCAACTGTTTTCTTAGTTGTTTTACTTCTGCCTTTAGATTGCGATTCTCGTAATCTGCCCACCCAGCGCGATCTTGCATTTCCTTCATCTGCTTTGCAAAGTCTCTGTCACTTGGTGTCAGGTCTTCTTCGGGAGTGATGATGAATTTACCACTATCCCAGTCAAAGCCCATATTCATGGTCTTTACTTTGACTGTGGGCATCCCGCCAACTGTAGAGTACGGAAGTTTGATTTGAATAACTACTTCTGGATCTTCGTAATGACCATCTCTGTAATTGAGATCAACGATTTTCTTTAGTTCACTGAATTTCATTCTTCTTCTCCGTTTGGACCTGTTACGTTATATCGCCCACCGCAACCCGAGCAATAGAACCAACTCCAGCCAAATCCATTGTTGTGAAAGTTGTTACCATAGTGACCGATCTTTTTACAGTCTTCAATTAATTGCTTCTTGGCAGGGTAGTAGACCGATCTGTCATACTCATCCATCAACTCTTTTTCTTTATCTCGCCTGGCTTTATCAATTTCTTGGCGGCGCTTCCAGATATCACTCATAATTGGCTCTGGCTAAGATACTCAATAGCCAGGCTGTTATGGCCACTGCGGCTGCCCCACCTAGGACTATCCAATCTGAGTGCTTATTCTTGTTTTCTGCTTCTACCACTTCTTCTGTCACTGTCACTGTCACTTTAACTTCGTCTTTAACTACGTCTTTAACTTCGTCTTCATATACATTCATACCAATACTGTTAACGAATACATTTCCGCTATCTTGTATATTTCCTTCTTTATGATCTTTGATCGTATTTCCTTCGATCTTACTATTAATCCATGGCTTTCCGTCTTTTTCTGACCAGCCGAATATACCATGGGTTTGGGTCTTTATCGATTGGTTGTCGTAGATCTTATTACCGGTTACTACAATGTTGGTACTAGTACCGGTATTATGTACCCCAATTCCTGATGCTCTATTGAACCCTTGGTATACGTGAGATTCCTGACCGTTGTTAAATATCACGTTATTCAGTATAGTAACATCTGAACAATCGGTCAGTGAGATCCCATCGGATGCACAATACGAGATGGAATTATTTTCTATCTGAACATTGTGTCCCCCTATTTCTAGACCCGATCCCGATATATTCGATCTCTTCTGTCCTCTGATAACGTTATTCGAAATACGGATATTTCGGCCGTGGTGGTTGACAAAGACTGCCGATTCTTTGTTGTTAATAAACTCATTGAACGATATAACCCCGGTATTGGGCATGAAGTAGATACCGGACCATCTATTGTTTTCAAACCTATTATCGGTGATTTTGATGTTCTTGGCTCGTTCTCCCACCCATATCGCCGATCCCTGTTCGGCTGATTGTACCGGGGAGCCTAGTTGGGTGAAGTATGAATTGTTGATACTGACGTTTTCCCCGGTAATTCCAATACCGATGTATCGGGAGTTTTGGATGGTGCAGTGTTGGACCTCAACATCGGTTCCGGTGATGGAGATAAGTTCGGTGTTTTCACGTTCGTTGTCATCCCCGTCTACCGCTATACCGGAAATAATAACATTACTTTCCTCCACCAATATGGCCGGTGAGGTGGGAGGGAGTTTATTTGATACCTTAAATACCGCCCCCGGACCTATAACTTTTTGACCGGCTTGAATACGCCAGGTTTTATCGATTACATAAACACCGGCAGTTAGATGAATCTCTTTAAGATGGCTATTAAAATTGAAACTCTCCGGTGTAAATACTGTAACGTTATTCATATATCTTTTCTCCTTTAACTTGGTTTGCAGCTGACCGACGGGGTTCTTCAGGTGCGGTGTAGTTAGGCTTACCACCACAATAACTCTTTACTTACCCACGGCTCGTGCTCCTGCTCCGGCTGCTCCGGTGCGGTACAGGGGGAGTAGAGAGGCCCCTTTACCATGCCCTGCATCTCCGGTTCGTTCGATGTACACCAGAAATCGACATCGGATTCGGTACCGATGAGTTCCGTTTGCAGCTCACCGTTCTTGAAGCATCCCCACGCCACCGGAACCTGCACCGTCTGCTCCAGCGCGGCGCGGAGGGCGTCCTTAGCATCGTAGAAGACGCCAGCGTCTTCTGGGTACTGGTCCGGCGAACTGTTCTCCAACGCCTCCAGCGCCTGCTGTAAAACTTTTTCGTCAACTGTAATCATTTTCTTTCTCACTTGCAGGTAACGTACTCGGCAAGCTCTTCCCACTGACCATCTTCATCAGCAGCACGAACCTTGCACACGGTAATCAGGGTACGGAGGCTGATCTCGCGCATCTTGGTCTTGCAACGATCGATGAAGCTCAGTGCCTCTACCTTGATTTGTTGATCAAATTCCGGAAGGAAGTTATCTTCGCTGATCATGACCTTCATACGATCGATGATCTCGCTCAGTGACATGGACACGTCGATAACGGCGCTACGGCTACGGATCGCTTGGTCGATCTTTTCTTCAACCATGTTCGAGATAAACACCACACGACCCGTGAAGATGAAACTGCGGGGCAGGTCCTCATCACGCATATCCGAGTTCCAAGAGATAACGCGGGTATCATACGAGTCCAAAGCACCCTTCAGCAGGTTCAGTGCCACCGGATCCTTCAGAACCGAGTCGCAATCGTCGAAAACGATCACGCTGTCGTTGTTCTCGAACAGCGTACGATACAAACCCTTGGGAGTGCTGTAGCCCTTCACAATAACGAAGCTACGTGCACGGTTGACACGAGTGCCTTCCTCAGCACGGATGATCGTCATGTCCGTAAGACCAGCTTCAACCAAAGCCTTCTTCACAGTGTAGGACTTACCAAGTCCACCGGAACCGCTGATAACAGCAGAAGCCTGCAAACCCTTGGCAACCATCTTCACGGTCTTGCTCAGAAACTCGAACCGCTTGTTGATGTGGAAACGAGGAGCAGTCGGTGCAATAACCGGAACAGCAACGCTGGTAGTAGCAGCACGACCCCGGCGGGGAACAAACGTACCGTTGGCCTTCTCGAAGAACCGTTCGGCACCACGCTCATCGTACGCGCGACCCACGCGATCACCGTTGAAGTATGCCACAAACGCCTTACCTTCGCGAACAATTCCGTGCTTCATTTCGTCTATTCCTTCTAACTTGTTACCAGTATAGTGGATTCGCGATTAAAAATCAAGCCTCAAGATCCTGAATCGTAACACTCAACTCGCGCATCTTAGCCAGTACCAACTTCACGCCTTGCTTACGCCGGGCAGCCTCAACCTTTTGAGTTTGGCGGGCCAGGGCAATTTGAGCCTTGTCAAAGCGACGTAGAACCTTTTGCAGATCATTCATTTCGTTTCCTTGTTTTCCTACTGTAATACCAGTATAACGTATCAACGATTAAAAATCAAGCCTTCTTCTTGGTATTCAGCACCGGATTCACTGTATCAATATACAGTACCTCCATGGCGTGCGCATCAGCTTTTCCACGAATAATGTCAATGGGATCTATGCGAACATTGTTGGTTTTTCGCAACATTTTGCACAATGCCCAATTCTTATTCTCCGTGTTTGCACGCCAGAAATGTTGACGAAGACGAGTGTTGAGCGTCTTAGACACTGACCTCGTACCCTGCATCACCGTGATTCCTATGTACTGCTGATGAGTTTCGTTACATGTGATGACGTAGATTACGTGATTTCTGTCACTCCGCACTTTACGTTTCGTCATGTATTCAGTATAAGGGATCCTCGATTAAATTTCAATACCCGACTAAAAAGATATGGTAAATTCTGAGCGTTTCTGGGCTAGATTATGTGTTCGTGTACGTGAACGTAAGATTCTGCGTTTTCTTGGGAATTTTCCCCAATGAAATCAACAACTTAGATCCACTCGCGCCCATGATTCATGGCTCTAATCGCGGATGCTTGTGCTTCCACGAGATGGCTGATATCGTGTTGAAAACGCGCTTTCATTTTAGCAAGAGTATCTGCGGGTACATTATGGATATTACCCCAGTTACTATTGCAAGTAATAACGGTTGGCATTACTCCATATAGCAGAGCAATACCAAAGTAGGGGTTTAGTTCCCTAGTCGTGGTAAATGTATTGGATACTATCACCGTGTATCCTTTACTCAAATCTTCTTCAGTTTGTTCTCGGCACCATTCATGTGCTTCTCCGAGTAGTGACATATCAAATTTGTATACTCCGTCTCGTTCGAAGTACATGTCTGCTTCATAATGAGTCCAGTTACTCAGAATACCATTTCCAATGGTTTTGGCAAGAGTAGACTTACCAGAACCAGGAACACCTCGAATCAAATATAGTTTCATTTTGATGCCAACATATAAAGTCCAACATTGCTAAAAGCATAACCAGCGTATGCAATCAACATTCCATAGTTACCTTTTACTCCTTGTTCTATTGCAATGTACAAATAGATCAAACCAGTAAGTAGAATCAACCAACCACTCATAGAATCTCCTAATAAATATAATGTATCATCATCCAGGTACACGGTCATTTTACTGCCTGGATTTTTCATTGTCAACCATAGAATGCAACATGCCAGGAATAGCCAGAGGTGCCCTACAAGACACAGCCGGAGGACTAATCATTGGTGGTTCTTCTAATGTTTTTGTGAATGGCAAACCCGTGGTACGTGTAAACGACAACATACAGGGTCATGGTAATGGCTCACACGCCGCCGCGAAGATGGCACAGGGTAGTGGTAATGTCTACACGAATAACATACCAACATCCCGGGCGGGAGATCTTGCGACCTGTCAACACGTTGCTACGGGTTCTAGCAACGTGTTCGCGAACGGCTAAAAACTAAATACTATAGAATAACCAAAAAGGAGAACCATGTTTAGAGCCATTCTTGAGCTTGGTCCGATAGTCATTGCGGTCTTCGCAACGCTAACAGCAAGCTTCAACTATATCAGAGCCAACAAAGCAGGAAAGCGATATACGAGAATGATAGCTATGTTAAGCATGATTTCGTGCATTATGATGATTGTTGCTCAGTCATCATGGTATGTTCTTGTGGTGGTAATGAACAGCCTTGAAGATTCCGTGTACTCAAATTATCTATGGACAGTGTTCAACTGCCTGATAATGATTCTAATAATTCTTATAAACAAGGTGAATACAGAAAATGTTCCCACTGAGTCTGTTACCCCAAGACACCAGAATAGTTGAACTTCTCTCGGGAATTGCGCTAGTATTGGTTGGACTGGGTCTTATGTTGTCCGGAAACGGATTAGTAGGCACACACAATTCCGTTCAAGAAAATACGTTTTGGTGTTTGATTACAATGGCATTTGGCGCTCTTCAAATAAGCGCCATTGCAATGTGCAGATCAATGGAACATTTACGGTTTATCCTAGCTTGGGTATCCGGCTCTTTTTGGGTGTGGGTTGCAAGTGCAAACATGGCAGTTGTTGTTTCCGCCACCGACATTGCAACTATTGGTTTGGGGGTAATGAATCTTTACGCCTTTGTCATTAACCTGTTGTTGGTAAAACAATCATGGAAATAATTTCTTCTATTCTCGGGCTAGTAAAGAACCTTCCCCCAACCGCAAGCGTATTGCTTTCATTCATTGCAATTGGTATTGCCTTCTTCTTGCAAAAGAAGAAGATAAACATAGAGGAGAAGACTTCCGTGTCTTCTACTCAACAGAAACAGATTGATTCTTTAATGGCTCAGATACAACTACTGAGCGAAGAATTGGAAAAGACAAGGCAGCAACTCACTGAGCTCCACAATCAGAACATAGAGTTGATGAAACAACTCCGTGAAGCCAATCATAGAATCAGTGAGTTGGAAATGTTGCTGGATACAACTAACAGAATAAACGAATTAGAATCTCGTCTAGACAAGAATAAGACTACGACATCTGAACCCTGAAAATCTTTTCAATTGCCTCTGCTACCGCCTTAGCCAACAGGCGGTGTTCTTTTTGTGTTGATGGATCTGTTCTTACTTCAATGTAATGAACAAACGATCTAATTGTTCCGTTTACATACAGCCTAGATGAGATGTTACCTTCGGGTAGCACAGCACGGGCTTGTTCCTTTGCGATACCATTAGATACTGCCCACACATAGGCATCCCGAGATGCATTGATAACTTTCATCTGCAATTCGCGCCAATAATTGTTTAGTTCTCTATGTTCTGGATTAGTCAAGTCCAGCTCGATGCTATTCTGACGATTCTTGGTATCCTGTAAGCGAGCCTCTCTGTATTCAAATTCTAGATCGTTTGTGGGATCAGCGTATCGTTGCGAGAACTCTTGGAAAGAGAAGCTGCGGTGTCGCAATAATTGGCGAGCAATATCACGAGTAGTCTCAACCTCAATCGTCGCGGATGCCATCTCAAGCGGAGACCAGTGCTTGTTCTTAATGAGGTACTTGATCAACTTCTCTGCTGTCTCTGTATTGTACTGATTGGATGGATTAGACACTCTCGCACAGAATGCAATAAGATCCTTCACATCGGAAAAGTCATTGCGGAATTCCTCCGCGGGTTGTGTGTAACCAACAAGTCTTACTTTCATATCACTCCTTGAAATGTTCTTTGATTGCTTGAGCACAATCATTCGCCATAAACGACATGTTCAAACTAGCAGGACCGTATTTTTGAGATACCATCCTTGATTGTTCCTTGCAGATATCTATGCACTTTCCTACAATCAACTCGGCGAATTTAGATCTAAAGTCATCGTCAAAAGAGTAATCAAACTCTTCTTCGTCAACCTCTTCATTCGCTTTATTCAAGGCATATTCATTGGCCTGGTCGGCAAGTTCTCTAATTCGTTCGTTCATTCAATCCTCACGATGTTTGAACATTATCACTCTACCGAAACACGCTTCCAGACATCGTCTACTTTGATCCAAAGACGATTATCCTTGCCTACTGATAGGTGAACTTTGTTTTGAAATTCTCGGTTTGTGGGCATAAAGACATAACCATTGCTCGATGCAGGAGTCTCTACTGGTTTGGGGTTGCCCTGAATAACAAGAGTGGTTAGATTCTCGGGAGCAAGATGACTAATGTCTTCTACTGGCTTCTTTTCTTCAACCACCCGGTGCTCTACAACTACCTTTGCAGTTGCAGCACCTCCTACAACTGCACCAAGTAAACCAAAACCTTTTAGAAATTTACGGCGCTCGCTCATCTTTACTCTCCCATGCCCAATTCACAACAATCCAATCTTCTAAACAATCTTCGAATGTGTAGTTCTCATCAACTTCAATTTGACCAAACTTCTCGCACATCTTCCCATACCAGTAAGGCCAGTATTGTTTACGAATGTCTTCTTCTGATAGAGTGTATATGCACCCACCATCAACATTGTTTTCGTCATATTCGTTATACGAAAAGTATCTCATACTCGCTCTTCGTACACTGTATTTGGAGTGTATGGAAACGTGACTGGAACTCGACTGTCTGCAGAGGTAAAGTGAAACTTATGCTTTTCTCCTGTCTCGGGATCGGTGTACCATTCCCAGAATACCTTCCCGTTAATGTCATAAGCACCATTTTCGTCTTTGAACACATGGCTGCATCGTGCATTCTGCCAAAGTGTACTGCCGTTTTGCTCTGCTACATCAAACCATTCCCAGTCTTCTCCAGTCAGAGGAGACAGCGGTTCATAACGCAAAAGTTTCTCTAGAGACTGGATTGCATAAGATGCTGAGAAGCCGCTGTGTCCCTCTTCTGAGAATTCTTCAATCATGTGCAGAATGTGCTTTCGCATCATTCCATTCATGTCTCCGTCATCGTGCATTCCGATAAGGTCAAGCTCTCGCTCCGCGTGATCATACAGTCCCATTATTTTCTCCATTCAATTGTTTGCGTTGTTTTTCCCATTGCTCGTATTCAAGCTCATATTTTGCCAACTTTACTTGATACAAGAACTGATTGGGGAAAACATCGGGATCAACTAGCCTGTTAGTAAAGATCTTTTGCATTCGCTCTGCAATAGTCTTTGCATCCATAATATACCTCTTTGTTCAGATTACGTGCGTATTCTTCTGTTCGCG